GGATGAGAGTGGGAAGGTGGTTAAGGAACACGACCATTTGATGGATGCGACTCGATATTTGGTGGTAAGCGGACTGAATCGAGCAGGACAGGCAAAGGCAAGAATACGGAACTCCGGAGTTGCGTTGTTGCCTGTAAAGACTTTTTTTGCTAGGACTCGCTCAACATGAGTAAAGAAACGAAGCTAGCCGAGATTCACCAAGAAGCGGTGCTTGAATTTGATGTAATTCAATCGGCACTTCGTAACGAGCGATTGCAGTGCCTGCAGGATCGACGTTTTACTTCAATATCTGGGGCGCAGTGGGAGGGGCCGTTAGGCGATCAATTTGAGAATAAACCTCGATTTGAGGTGAATAAGGTACACATGAGTGTACTGCGAATTTGCAATGAATACCGGAATAATAGGATTACGGTAAGTTTTGCATCAAAGGAGAATGGTGATTACGATAAACTGGCTGATACTTGTGCTGGTTTGTATCGAGCGGACGAGTACGACAGTGGAGCGCAAGAGGCGTATGACAACGCTTTTGAGGAGGCGGTGACTGGTGGAATTGGCGCCTGGAGACTGCGTACTGAGTATGCGTATCCGGAGGATGCTGACGATGAGAAGCAGAGGATTTGTATTGAGCCGATTTACGATGCTGACAGTAGCGTTTTTTGGGATTTAAACAGCAAACGGTACGATAAATCGGACGCCAAACGGTGTTTTGTGCTGTATTCGATGACTCCGGCGGCGTATCGCGAGGAGTTTAATGATGATCCGGCATCCTGGCCGAAGACGATTCAGCAGTTGCGTTTTGACTGGCTGACTCCGGACGTTGTTTACGTCTGTGAATACTACAGGATTGAGGAGAAGACTGAGATTGTAACGTACATTAAGAGTTTGATGGGCGAGGAGAAGACGTTGTCTGAGGACGAGATGGAGGGTGAGTGGCCGATGTACGAGAAGTTGGGTTGGTACAAGGTCAGAGAGAAGAAGTTTAAGAGGAAGAAGTGCCACAAGTATATTCTCTCTGGGAATAGCATTTTGGAAGATTGCGGCATTTTAGCCGGCAATAACATTCCGATTGTGCCTGTGTATGGGAAACGCTGGTTTGTTGATAACGTGGAGCGTTGCATGGGGCATATTCGGTTGGCAAAGGATGTTCAGCGACTGAAGAACATGCAGTTGTCGAAGCTGGCAGAGATCAGTGCGATCTCGTCAGTTGAAAAGCCGATCTTTACACCTGAACAGGTGGCTGGGCACCAGGTGATGTGGTCTGAGGATAACCTCCGGAACTTCCCTTATCTGCTGGTCAATCCGTTGACCGATATGAACGGCAACCAGCAGGCTGCAGGCCCGATTGCGTATACCAAGTCGCCAACGCCGCCTCCGGCAATGGCGGCATTGCTTCAGATTACTGAGGTTGATATGCAGGAGGTGCTGGGGAACGGTCAGAACGCGGAGAAGATGCTTTCGCACGTTACTGGCAAGGCAGTGGATATGATCCAGAATGCCCTGAGTAATCAGAGTTTCATTTACATGGATAACATGGGCCGGTCGATCAAGCGTTCTGGCGAGATCTGGCTATCGATGGCTCGCGATATTTTTATTGAGAGCGACCGGAAGATGAAATCCATTGCCAGCAATGGAAAGGTTGAACTCATCAAGTTAATGCAGCCAACAATGAACCAGGATACTGGCGAAATTGAGTTGGAAAACGACATGACCAAGGCGGTTTTTGATGTGATTGTCGAGGTTGGACCGACCAGTTCCAGTAAGAGAACTTCTACGGTGAAGTCTTTGACCGGCATGATGGCGATGACTCAAGATCCGGAAATGTTGAAGGTGCTTTCCTCCATGATTATGATGAACATGGAAGGTGAAGGCATTGGCGATGTCCGCGATTACTTCCGGAAACAGTTGCTTCGCATGGGCGTTGTTAAGCCTACGGAGATGGAGAAACAGGAGATGATGGTTGAGATGCAGAATCAGACTCCTTCTCCCGAGAATAATTACTTGATTGCCGCGGCTGACAAGGAAGCTACAGCAGCAATTAAGAACCGCGCCGACACTATTCTGATAGCGGCAAAAGCGGACGAGCAGCGGGCAAAAGCCCTAGAAACACTTTCCAAGGTGGATTTAAACCGCCTTGAGATCGTGCAGAGAGCGGTGCCTTCCTTAATTCCGCAGGGCGGGATTACCCAGGCGCCCCAATCTGCACCAATGCAGCAAGAACAACCTCCTGCGATGCCGCAGAGTAATCCACAACAATGATACAAGAACCTGAAGTTAAAGAGTTAGAGCAAGAAATAGTAGAGCAAGAAGTGCCGGTTGATCCTGAAGTTCAAGAGGATTCACAAGCGGAACTAACGCCGGAACCCGAACCGCAAGAAGCGGCAGAAAATTCCAAAGAAGACCTCGTTGTTTCCATTGCCGGCGAAGAACCGGACGAGGACGACAGTAAACCTGCGCCCCAATGGGTAAAGGATGTTAGGAAACGCAACAGAGATCTCCAGCGTGAAAACCGCGAGTTACAGGAGAAAATTAAAGCGGCAACTCCTAGTGAGCAAGTTACCCTGGGTCAAAAGCCCACTTTAGAAACGTGCGATTTCGACACTAATGTATACGAAAGCAAGTTGGAGCAATGGTATACAAAAAAACGAGAAGTTGAAGACCGTGAACGTGCAATTAAAGCCCAGCAAGAATCTGAACACGCAGCTTGGCAGGCTAAAGTAAATAACTATGCAAGTTCCAAGCAGTCTTTTGGCGCAACCGATTATGACGAGGCTGAAGCATTGGTTAACGATACATTTTCAATTGCCCAACAAGGAATTCTATTGCAAGGAAGCGAAAATCCTGTACAGCTTATTTACGCACTAGGAAAAAATCCTAAGAAAGCAAAGGAACTAGCTGAGTTAAAAGATCCGGTTCAGTTTTCATTTGCTGTAGCAAAATTAGAAACCCGAATAACTGTGGAAAAGAAAAAATCAACTCCTCCTCCTCCTGAACGGAGAGTTTCTGGGTCCGGATCAATGTCCGGAACGGTTGATTCAACTTTGGAACGGTTGCGGGCAGATGCAGCAAAAACAGGCGACTTCACAAAAGTGATCGCCTACAAAAACCAAATCAAAAACAAGCAGTAAACTCTTATGGCTAATAATTTTAGTAAGGAAGAACGCGTAGCGTTTGAAAACATCCTCGAAGGATTCCAGGACGCTCTCGTCCTGTCTCGTCAAGTGTCTGTGTATAACACGGACTCCACCATGATGGAACGTACCAACAATACCATCTGGCGTCCACAACCTTACATTGCTCAGTCGTTTACGGGAACGGACATGACAAGCAATTTCAAGGACTTCACCCAGTTGGCAGTGCCTGCAACCATTGGATTCAGCAAGTCTGTTCCTTGGAGAATGACGGCACTTGAGTTGCGTGATGCTCTTCAGGAAAATCGTCTCGGCAATGCTGCAAAGCAAAAGCTGGCTTCTGACATCAATGTGGCAGTGATGAATGTCGCTTCTAACCAAGGCACCTTGGTTGTTGCTCGCGGCAATGCTGCAACTGGCTTTGATGACGTTGCACAGATCGAGGCAATTATGAACGAGCAGGGCGTACAGGACTTCGAGCGTTGCTTGGCCCTGTCCACTCGCGACTACAATGGCATGGCAAGCAACCTCGCTGCTCGTCAGAACCTTGTTGCAAGCAAAACGATCACGGCATACGAAAGATCGCGCATCGGGATGGTGGGATCATTTGATACCTACAAGCTCGATTACGCAAATCGCTTGACTGCTGCCGCGGGCGTGAATGTTAGCGTCAATGGCGCCAATCAGTGGTACACGCCTCGCGCAACCAGCACTGCTGGAACTGGCGAAGTGAGCAATGTCGATAACCGTTACCAGAACCTGAACATCACTGTTGGATCTGGGACTGTTAAAGTTGGCGATTGCTTCACGATCACCGGCGTTTTTGCGGTTCATCACATCACCAAGGCATCTACGGGCCAACTGAAGACCTTCCGCGTTACGGGGATCGTCTCTGGTTCCGGTGGAACTGGCACTGTGCAGATTAGCCCTCCAATCATCTCTGGCGGTGGTGGAACGGACGCTGAACTGGAGTACCAGAACGTCACGACTACCCCTGCTAACGGGGCAGCTATCGCGTTCCTGAACACGGTTACGGCAAACGTCAATCCATTCTGGCAGAAGGACGCACTCGAACTGCTCCCAGGCCGTTATGTGATTCCTCCGGACGCCGGCGTTGCAGTCATGCGCGCAAGCACCGACCAGGGCATTGAAATCGTGATGCAGAAGTTCTATGACATCAATACGATGGTGACCAAGTACCGCTTGGATTGCTTCTTTGGTGTTGTGAACAAGCAACCCGAAATGACCGGCGTGATGCTGTTCAGTCAGACCTAGTCTGAGTAAGTAGGATTCAAGGGAGGGGCAGGCAACTGCCCCTCCTTTCCCCTTTTCACATGAAAGTTCAAGT